GAGTGCGAAGCTTCTTGAAAGCCTCGAACTCGGTGGCGGCACGTATTGTTACGAGCCTACTGTTTACGATGAAGTACCATTTCTTCATAGTATTATGACCTCCGGTTGTTTACGGGTTATTGTACAATAAATATTTAGAGCGTGTTGGGAAGACTGAAGCCTCACAGTTTTGGACATAGTCCTTATAGTGATTACCTTCCTATTACGGGTTGTTTGGGTTTATTGCCCTTTCGGGTCACGTATACATCTACTCGTTCTACCTCTCGGTGTATCGGCTAGGACTAAAGTTTGTTAGACTCGGTATCCTATATCATATCTTGCTGGATTACTCCGTAGCTTAGACTGATGACCTATTAGCAACAGACTACAGACGATAACTTTCGCCTATCTGTTTATGATGTTCCGGTATACTAAACTTCTTATCTGTTTAGTTCCATAACGTATTACTATTCCTTGACGGTCCTGCCTATGACCCCTTTGGCTCTTTGACAGGGAGGCACCAATTCAATATCCCTATTGGTTGATACGCTCATAGTAATCCTTGGGTAGCCGCTTAGCTTA